CCGGCGAAGAAAATTCGGCAAAATTGGGGCCTTCCCCTGGAAAAAGACTAATGACCAGAGGCAGAAAACCGAAACCGACCGCGACCTTGAAATTGGCTGGCACGTACCGGCCCGACCGCCACGCGGAGTCTGAGCCCGTGCCACCGGCAGAATCGAACCGGCCAGGGCTGCGCCTGTCACCCAGGGCAGCGCGTCGGTTTGCGACCGTCGCGCCCATGCTGCGTCGGCAATGCGTGCTATCTGAGCTCGATAAGGGCGCCCTTGCGGCCTATTGCGAGGCGTATGCTCGATGGTACGAAGCGAGGAACGCGATACACAAGGACGGCATGTGGTACACCGCTGCGTCGGGCAACATGATCAAGCACCCGGCGGTGTCGGTCATGGAAGCGGCCGCCGCCGAAATGCACCGGTGGTCGGCCGAGCTAGGCATGACGCCGTCAAGCCGCACACGAATACCACGCAGCAAGAAAACCGAAACGCCAGCCGAAAAGCTGAAGGCCCTGGTAAATGGCGAGTGATAAGAAAAACGCCGGCTCTTCGGTCGTGCAGTTCTGCGAACGCGCCCTGGTGCATGTCCAGGGCGACCGTGCGGGCCAGGCGTTCACGCTGGAACCCTGGCAACGTCGAATCGTGCGCGACCTGTTCGGCACGGTCGACGCCGACGGCCGCCGCCGATATCGAGAAGCGCTAATCGCGGTGCCCAGGAAGAACGGCAAATCGACCCTGGGTGCCGCCCTGGCCCTGGCCGCGTTGTGCCTCGATGGCGAGGCAGGGGCCCAGATATTCAGCGCCGCCGCAGATAAGGACCAGGCGAGGCTGGTGTTCTCGATCGCCAAGGCGATGGTTGGCCGTTCGCAGCTGCTGTCGGAAATGCTCCAGGTCTACGGCGATGCGATCGTGAACCCCGCACAAAACGCGGTGTATAAGCCGATCAGCGCCGACGCCTATACGAAGCACGGCCTAAATCCCCACCTGGTGATATTCGACGAACTGCACGCACAGAAAACGCCCGACCTGTACGACGTTCTCAGAACTGGCATGGGTGCCAGGTCGCAACCGCTTATGGTTTCAATCACCACAGCGGGATTCGCCAGGGACAGCGTTTGCAGAAAAGTCTGGGACTACGCCAGCGCCGTGTCGGAAGGCATGATCGACGACCCGGCGTTCTACCCCGCCGTTTGGGAAACCGACCCCGACGCCGACTGGACCGACCCCGAGCAATGGGCCGAAGCGAACCCGAACCTGGGCGTTTCGGTTTCGCGTGAATTCCTGGCCAGGGAATGTGAAAAGGCGAAACGCGACACGGCTTATGAAAACACATTTCGCCAGCTATACCTGAACCAATGGACCGAACAGAGCGTGCGTTACATTCCCATGCGGGACTGGGACGCGACCGCGTCGATACCGATCCCCGACATGTCGGGCGCCACGTGTTATATCGGGATCGACCTATCTAATACCGTCGACCTAACGGCCTGGGTGGCCGCGTTTCCGCTGGACCCAGAGCCAGGCGACGACGCCGCGCCGGTGGTCGCCCTGGTGCCGAGGATCTACATACCTGCCGATCGCATGGAGGAACGCGAACGCCGCGACCGCGTGCCGTATCGGGCATGGGTTCAGGATGGCATTGTGACCGCGACCCCTGGAAATTCGGTTGATTACGACACGGTCGTGGCCGATCTACTGGCCGCCGCTGAAACCTACGACGTGCGGGGCGTTGGCATCGACCCATGGAATTCGACGCACATGCAGCAGCGCCTACTGGGCGAAGGCGTGCCCGTGGTCGCCTACCGCCAGGGATATAAAAGCTTCGCCGATCCCACCAAGCAGCTGCAACGCCTCACGCTTGAACAGAAGATCGTGCATGGCGGCCATGCTCCCATGCGGTGGAACATGGCCAACCTGGTGGTGCGACGTGACGAGGCTGGCAACGTCAAACCAGACAAGGCGCGGGCCGCTGAAAAGATCGACGTGGCCGTGGCGGCCATCATGGCGATTGGACTATGGCAGGCCGAAACCCTGGCCGCACGAAGTCATTACGAAACCAATGACCTGGTGGAATATCAATGGTAAGCATACGCGACATTCTGCGGCGGTTTGAATTACGGAGGGCCTCGAAACCGGCGGCCGCTGGATCGGCCGACCCCGTATGGGTGCCACCCCTGGCGGGCGTGCACGTGGACGAGCAAACGGCTCTGCAATACAGCGCGGTCTACGCCTGCGTGCGAATCATCAGCGAAACGGTGGCCAGTCTTCCCTGGCGTCTCATGCGCCGCCGCGACGATGGCGGGGCCGATGTGGATGACCGCTCGAACCTTCACTGGCTCATGTTCCAGGCCCCGAATAAAGAAACGGCCGCCTGGGATTTCAAACGGACCCTGGAGGCCCACCGGCAAATTTATGGCAACGGGTACGCGGAAATTGTGCGAGACGGTGCGGGGCGCCCGCAGTCGTTGTGGATCGTGACGCCCGATCGCGTGACCCCGACACGTGACCGCGACGGCAGCGTGGCCTACCTGGTCGAAAACGGAACCACCGAACCGACGCGGCTTCGAGGCCAGGACATGTTCCATTTGCGTGGCCTGGGGTTCGATGGCCTGGTGGGATATTCGCCGATTGCCCTGGCACGCCAGGCGGTCGGCCTGGGCATCGCTACGGAGCAATTCGGCGCCGCCTGGTTCGGCAACGGTTCGCACGGTTCAGCGGTGCTGGAGTCACCGACGCCGCTGGCGCCCGACCGATCGGCCGCCCTGGCCCAACAGTTCGAGCGCCGCAACCGAGGCCCGAAAAACGCCAGCCGTGTGCTCGTGCTCGAAGGCGGCCTGCAATACAAGCCGATCAGCGTACCGCCCGACGACGCCCAGTTCCTACAGACCCGCAAATTCCAGGTAAGCGAGATCGCCAGGTGGTATAGAGTCCCACCGCATAAATTGGCCGACCTGGACCGCGCGACGTTCTCGAACATCGAGCACCAGGCCATCGAGTTTGTGACCGACGCGATTGTGCCGTGCGTCAATGGGTGGGAATCCGAGGCGCAGCGGAAGCTGATCGGCACGCCAGCCCGCAGAACCCTGTTTACGCGTATGAGCGTTCAGGCGCTGCTGCGTGGCGACCAGGGGGCACGTGCAGACTATTACGAGAAGCTATGGCGCATGGGTGTGCTGTCTGCCAACGAAATCAGACGGTTTGAGGATCTCAACCCGATCGACGACGGTGACAAGCACCTGGTGCAGATGAACCTGACGAACCTTGACGACGTGGGCGACGAACCCGAACTGGAAGCAGAACCGGTCATCGAGCTACCCGACGACGACAGCGACGTGCGGGCCTATTCGGTCTATCTACTAGAGCCATTGGCGGAGTCACTGGGCCGTTGCGTGCGGAAGGAATCGCGCGCAATGGCCCAGGCGGCTGAGCGGGGCAAATTGGCCGCGAAGCGAATAGCGTTCTACGAAACGTTTTCCGATGAAGTGGCCGACGCGGTCGAACCGTGCGTGCGTGCCCTGGCCCGTTGTGTACGCGGCGACGCGTTCGGTGCGGCAGACGACGCCCTGGTGGCGACCATCGCCCGCGATTACGGCGCCGAGCACGTTGCCGAGAGCCTGGCCGACCTGGAGGCGGCGGCCGCCGCCGGTGACGTTGGCGGCCTGGCTGATCTATGGTCGATCGAGCGGGCACCACGCCACGCGGCCGCCATCATGGACAAGGCCACGAAGATGCTAGGGGATACACATGAAAACAGAACATGAAATCAGGCACGCAAGTGTTCAGGAACTACGCGCCGGGGGCGGCGAATTGCCGACCCTGGAGGGATACGCGGCGGTCTTCGATGAACCGAGCGAACCGATAGGCGGCATGTTCCTGGAGTTTGTCGATCGTGGGGCGTTCACGCGGTCCCTGGCAAGCGGGCCCGATGTTCGGGCCCTGGTCGACCACGACCCGAGCAAGATCCTGGGCAGGTCGACCGCTGGCACGCTGAGACTGCGCGAGGATTCGCACGGGCTACTGGCGTCGATTACCCCACCGGATACGACTGTGGGCCGCGATATCGCGGAATCGGTCAGGCGGGGCGACGTCTCCCAAATGTCGTTCGCGTTTAGCGTGGTCGGCCAGGCCTGGGAGGAGCCCGAGGGCGACCAGTTGCCCAGGCGGCACCTGGTCGACGTGGATTTACACGACGTGTCGGTTGTGACCTACCCGGCCTATACCGGCACCGAAATCAGCGCCCGAACCGTCAGCGAATATGAGGCCGCGATGCGTAAGCGGTCGGTGCTCGATCGCCAGGCGGCCCAGGCCGCCTACCTGGCAAGTTTGGAGGTTAGCGACTCAGGCATATAATTAGGAAAACTAGCCCAAGCCACGCCACGCGTGCACCGGCCTAGACCGTTGCCCGCGTGACCGTGCGACGGCGAATCGTCCATGCTCAGCCATCGGCGCATCGTCAACCTTAACCCAGGTTGTCGGTGCGCTTTTTTTTGGGCGAGCGTTACCGGCGATACACAAAGGTCGAAACAATGACAATCCAAGAAATGCGCGAGGCCCAGGCGGCAGCGCATAACAACGGGGCGGCCATCGCCGCCGCCGCTGAGGCCGAGGGGCGGCAACTGACCGCGTCCGACGTCGAGCGGCTCGAAACGTACCAGGACGAATTCAGGCAGCTGAAAAAACAAATCGAGCAACTGAACGAACTGGCCGACCAGGCAGCGCAACTAGACGCCGTCGACGGTCGACGCACGGAACCGGCCGAACCGACGACAGAGCCACGCGGCGTGTCGAAAATCACCGGAGGCACCTATCGCAACGACGACAAGGGCTTGTGGGGTTTCCGAGATATGGGCGAGTGGGCCAACGCCGTCGCACGGGCGAATCGGCCAGGCAACCCGCAGATGGACGAGCGGC